CTGTGTTAGCCATTCTTGTTACTAATGTAGTTTTACCAACTCCAAATGGTGCTAATATAACCCCTAATTCTCCTTTAGAAAGTCCACCACCCATCATATTATCTAAACCAACAATCCCTGTTTCGATTGGATTTCTAAAATCATCACTCAAAACATCATCAATGGCGTGAAAAACATCAATACCCTCATCATTCTCTACACCAATAGAGATTGCATCTTTTACTAATTCCTCACATTCATCATATCTGTCAAAGTCTCCACTATCTAATATTTTTTGAATTTTTTGACTAGCTTTCTTTAATTCTTGTTGTTTGCAGAATTTAATAGCAACGTCTTGAATGTGTAAGCAATCTTTACTATCAGAGTTTTGAATCTCATTTAGCATTTCTAAAGCCGATTCTCTAGCAATTTCTCTTTTTACTGATGACTTTATAATTTGACTAATAGTATCATAAGAAGGTATTGTTTCATACTTTTCTTTATAATCTTTAACCGTAGCGACAATTAATCTAAGATATTCATTATCGAAGTAATTGGGATCAATGACCCCAATTATACTCTCCGAAAATTTTATATCTTCTATAAATTGTTTGGCTAATTTTACTTGAAAACTGTACCCTAAATACCCTAAGTTTATACTCTCACTTTTCGCCATAACTTTTTTTTAGATTGGTTTACTTAATAAATATATCGTTGATGTCATAATTTAGATCATACTCACAATAATTTTTTGTATAATCTCTCAAAGACATCCCAGATTGGATCGTTTCAATGATCGTAGGAATAATTTTTCTAATATCCACATCATATCTTACTTTTGGAGGGTAATCATTTCCTGAGAAAATTTTCTCAACCAACACTCTACTTTCCTCTTTGTGATTTGATTTATATTTAATTTGGAAAGTAAAAAAATCTTCATTTTCATAAATGTCTTTCACATATGTAGAATCTTCATTTGTCGTTGTTGTCTCTTCATCTAACACATCGAAATAAGGATTATAATATCTATAAAGATATTCATATGTTTTGTTCTTAAAATGATTTCTAATAGTCTCTACAACATCTTCCAATGTTTCCTTCAACTCAATTGAATTTAATGATTCTTTGTTAAAATTCTTAACTGAAAAATTTCTACCCACAATAGGGTTTCCATTAATCATAAACAAAAATTCATACGGTAAATTATCATAACTTCTTTTCATAACTTTTTAATTAACTTTTACTAAAATACTCTTTCTCTTTTTTTATAATTCTTAAAAATGGTTGGAGGAAATTTATATACCCTTCTTGTCCTCCTGGTATCGCCATCATTAAACCATCTTCTATCATCATCTTAATAACATTTTTAGTCTCTCTCCCATCTGGATCTAAAGGGACTTCAAATAATGTATCTAATTCATTTTTAGAAGATTCAGTTAATAATGGATTTTTTAAATCAATAATTTTTTCATTAATCTCATAAATTTTTTCTTTTTGTACCCCATTAGTTACACTATTTAAAATGTTATCTAATGTTTTTAACCTATTTTTTCTACCTTTTTGTATTGATTCAATTTTACTAAAAATTTCTGTCAATGTCAAAGTTTTTTCAGTTATTTCTGGAAAATATTTTATGATTGTTTTTTCACTAACACCTTGTATCCCTTTAATGTTATCACTAACATCACCAGATATCATTTTTATTAACTTAAGATTAGTATGATGGTGTTTAAAATATTGATTGTAGTTTTCTTTAGTTACTATCTTTTTTAAATTGATAACATATACACCTACTTTGTCATCTATTAATTGACATAAGTCTCTATCATTAGACATAATCACCACCTTCTCATCTTCTTTCATTTGACTTACGTAATACGCTACACAGTCATCAGCTTCAATTACATCATCAATAAATTGTCTTATAAACAATTCTTCACAATATAACATAACTCTTTCTTTTTGTATATAAAGATTTGGTTCGGATGGTGGTTGTTGTACATAGAAATCTTTATCTCTATTAGATTTATAATCTTTATAGATTTCATGTCTCAATCTTCCACTAAAAGTACCATCCCAAAAGACATATATTTTGTCAAATCGATACTCATTGATTATCTTTCTCAACATCGTAAGAAATTGAAAAATACCGCCTATATGGGTATCTTTATAATAAAGATCTTTAGCCCCATGATAAGCGGTTTTAATCCATCAACAATTAATGTGTGTTTAAATGTTTTTTTTCTAGAAGGTACTCTCAAAATTCATAACTTAAAAGTTAAACAATCAATTGTCTGAATAATCTACAGGAGTCTCAATAGCGTTGTCTTCTGTGATATCAAAATTTGTAACGTCTTCTCCGATGTTATCAAAAACTTCAACCCAATAATCTTTGTAATCTTTTTTGTATTGGTCGATAGATTTAGAATCATCTTCTATGAATCCGTGAGTTGTTGCTAAAATTTTACAATCAGCGTATCCTAATCCATTCATATGGTTTTTATGGATACCTACTTTTGTTCTAATAGCGAAATTAACTTTTCTACCTTTATTAGTAGCGTTTAATTTAGAAACACCCGAACTTTTCTGATTCCCAAATAAGAATACTAACGCACAAGATAGGTAAATAGAGTTACCACCTTTTGGTTGTATTGTTGGTTGTCCGAAAGGATTATCAGGTAAAGCCACCCAAGGCTGATTTACGAAAATCATCGTATTTGTATATGGGTACGATTCTTTTCTAGAAGATGTTATTCTCTGAGCTAACCCCATACCCCATCTTTCTGAAATAACCCTAGCTGTATGTTGATTTCCACCTTTACCATCAAAACTCATTTGACAAGGTATAGTACCAATTGAATCCCAAAGGAAAACAATATCGTGTGGAATTTCACCATTTTTCTGAGCATCTAAAACCTCAGTAACATAATCAAAAGCTTGTTCGATATAATCAAAACCTAACTTATATAATAAGAAACCATCCCAAAACGCTGATACTTCACCTGTTGACTCATCAACTTCTTCAACGTATTCTGTTTCTAATCCCATTTGTTTTGCGTGTTCGAAACTAAACTTTTGCTCTGTTATAATGAAAACAGGTAATATACCTTTTTTCTGAGCATCTATAGCAGTTTGTAACAAAGCAGTTGTTTTACCAGTATCTGAATGCCCTAATAACATATTAATTTGTCCCATTGCTGGTCCTGGTAATCCTGTTGCTTTTTGAAAAGCTTCACCTAAATCAAAATATTTTTGTTCTTTATATTTCTCAGTAGATGAAAACTTTTTTCTAATAGAAGAAAAGTCCGTAGACTTCTTCTTAATTGGTTGTTTTTTAGTCATTTTTTAAATTAAAATGGTAATTCATCATCATCGTCTTCATCATCTCCACCAACATTTGTAATAGGAAGATCATCATCTTCGTCTGTCAAATTAATAGGTGTCGCAGTTTTTTTAGTTCTCATAAATGAGATCTCTTCTTCTAAAGAAGTAGTTTCTTTTTCTTCTTTATCTTCCTCAGCAACAAATTTGCTTAATTCAGAATCCCAAATAGGTGTTTTGTTTGTTGCAACGATTTCAAGATATTCTTTACTTTTCTTCGCATAAACTTCTCTAAATGTTAAATCATTACCAAACCATTCGTTAGCTTTTTCTTTATCAGAAGTAAGAATTGTAACATCGTCAGACATAATAGTATTAACAACACTATGGTTCTTATCATTTCTTCCTGTCGAAATAATGATATCTCTACCTTCTCTTGGGTCTGTAATATCACCTTTCAATTTAAAAATAGGAATCAATTTATCCATAATACCATCACCTGTGTATTTATGTTTAAATCTCCAAAATTTAACACCATCATCCTCTTTTTCTCTATCGATACCTTTTACTACATAGAATTTTCTAGCACTAAAGTCTTTAGCCAATTTCTTAGCCTTTTCAGTACCTTCTTCTAATAAAGCTTCTCTAGATTCACATAATGGACAATGATCTCCATCATTCAATTTAGAACAATAAATTTTTTCAAATTTACCATTAACTTCTTTCTCATGAAAGTAAACTTCATCAAACGGAGATTTACCATCTTTTCCTGGTAAAATTCTAAACGTTTTTGTTGCTGACTTTTCTTTCGCCTGAAGTTTTTCAGTAAAATACTTTTTAAGTCTGTCTTCGTTAGACATTTTCGTGTTTTTGGATTTCGTTTCAGAGTTTTTCTCATACTGAGACAAAATCGCATCTAAAGAGTTTTTAGCCATCTTTTTTTTATTTAATATTAATAATAAACAAATATAGTAATATTTTTGAATAAAGTCAATAAACATGATTTTTTTTCTTAAAAATAAAAAAAGGTTAACATTTGTTAACCTTCTCACTTTTAATTTTTTTTAGTTTATCTTAAAACCAAATCTTTTTTTTCTTTTTCTGTTACTTTTCCATACGCTTCACAGTGTCCACCTTTTGAGGTTTTACAAGAAACGAATGTTAATAAAACCATTATAAAAAAAACTCTTTTCATTTTTTAATATTCATCATCTTCATTATTTACTGATGAATCAAATGAACTTTTGATTTGATTTTTATCAAAATTTTCAACATCACCTTGTGTTAATACAAATTCCTCTTCAGGTTCTTCAGTTTCATACCCTTCTTTATCCGCCCAAAAATCAGTTAACTTAACACTGTATGGGTAAGAACTCAAAGATCTCATTTCTAATCTTTCAACAGGTGTAGGGTTTCTTTTTTCGATTTCTTTTTCTAAATCGTCAATTTTATTAATTACATTATCCATACCACTAACTTGATTTTCAAGTTCTGCTAATTTTGAAAGTAATTCATCCATTTTACCTGTTAAACCATCAACAGATGTTTTAGTTTGATCAGTTTTATCAACTAAATCTGTTACATCAACCTCTACTGTACCATCTTCTGGAGCCATTTCATCCTCAATAGGTAAAGCTGGTTCATCTTCAGTAGCAAAAGGATCAACATCACCACCTAAAGGTTCTTCAGTTGTTGTTGTATCTTCTAATGGTAAATCTGTAACAGTATCCTCCGTTGGCGCATTACCTGTTTCATCACCTACTGGTTCTAATGGTGGTAACTCAAGTTCTGGTTCGTCTCCAGCAGTTGGATCTTGTTCATTTAAAACATCTAATAGTAACTCATCGTCACCATCTTTCATCGTTTCATTAGCAATAAATTGATATTCTAATAATTGACGATGTCTTTTTAATTCTTCTGAAATTAATTTCTTATTCATAATTACATTAATAATTGTCTTCCATCATTTGTTTTATACACTTTCTCAACTCTCTCAACGATTTCTTTCCCGTCATTAATTAAACATTCATCGCCAATACAATCTTTTTTTGTTTTCTTTTCTGTACCTAAAAACTCATTTAAATTTTTCTCTAAATCAGTTTGGTTTTTTTCTTTATTAAAATCTTCCATAACTCACTATTTTATTATAAATATCTTATTTTTCAGAAAAATCACGTTTTATGTTTACCATTTTAAGTTCACCTGATTTAATGATAAGAATTTTATTTTGATATTCATCCCAATTTATCACCACTTTTGTATAATCGATATTACCATTATTTTCTAAATTAGTCTCATCTATTAATTTATTCAAAGCGTTAATAGTATAAAAACATTCTCCTTTTTTATGGACT